GGCACGGCGAAGCAGTCGTGAGCCTTGATCGAGGAGCCGTGGCCGTGCCGCTGCAGGTTGCTGTGGCAGGACACCGTGTACTCAGTGCCGGGGCCGCGGCATTCCGGCGACTGCACGAAGCAGGGCTGCCCGCGGGCGAGGTCCAGGAAGGGGCGGCTGCGGAAGTTCATGCTGCCGCCTTGAGCAGCGCCAGCGGCTCAGGCATGTCCTGCGGCAGCAGCTGCAGCACTACCAGGCCCTTCGGCGTCACCCCGACGCGGCGGAAGCCAGCACGCAGGTAGCAGCGGCCAGGGTCCCGCTTATGCCGAACCTTGCGCGGGTCGATGAAGGTGACCATGCCGCGCGCTGGCACCGCTGGCCAGCAGCCGCGCGTAATCGCCACCGCCTCGCGGATCATCTGCGAGGACAGGCCGGCGCCCTCGTTACGGAACAGGGTGTTCATCCAGGCTCCGGGCCATTCGTGCTGGACGTACTCGGCGCTGCGCGAGACCCACAGGGCGCTGCCCCCCCCTGCGGCTCGGCCAGCAGAACTACGCAGCGGCCTGGCGCCACGAATTGAGGCGTGCCGGGCTTCTGCCGGCTGTAGTGCCGGTCGGCCAGCACCACGGCGCGCTCGTGGGCGCGGTCGGCCTTGGTCCAGGCAGTCACGCCGCATCCTGATAGGCCTGCTGGAAGCTCTGTTCCTTAGGGTCGCTCCACGCCACGCCGCGTTGACATCCAAACGCCTGTATCAAATCGATCATGTCCGTCATCTGCTTCACCGTCATCTTCGAGGTGCGCTGGCCGAGGATGACGAAGCCCCCTTCCAGGCCGGCGGCGACGCGCTGGTGCTGTTTCAGGCCGGCGGAGAAGATGTGCTTCCATTCCTCGGCGTCGAGCTTCTCCAGCTTGCCGTCGACGTGCCAATCGACCTGCTTGCTGATGTCGGTCAGCATCGCCCACATTCGGTCGTTCTGCTCCTGGCTGCGGGTTTCCTTGACGCTGCGGACGATGACCTGCACCTGGCCGTACTCCAGCAGCTCGGCGCCGAAGTCGAAGGCCTTCTTCCAGGTGGCGCGCGCGAAGGAATCGGGGCGCACAAGGAACGAGCGTTTGTTCATGGGAGACCTCGCAGCCAAAAGCAAAGTTACTGACTGGGGGGGACGCGGCGGCAGCCAACGGCAAGACCGCTGCTGCGGCGGTAGTGGATGCCGACGGCGCCGCCGAGGTAGAGGCAGACGCACCAGGCGCTGCCCGAGGAGGAGGCATACTTCTTCTTCATCCAGACCCAGGACATGGGCAGCACTTCCTTGAGCTCGGCGTGCCGGGCATCCTTCGGATCGTCGAGGTCGACGCAGACCAGGAAGGCGCGCTGGTGCGGCAGATCCCAGCCGCCACCGTGCTCGGTGCAGGCGGACACCACCTCCTGCGCCTCTTCGTGAGTGACGCGTTCCTTGATGACCAGGAATTCGTTCTGGTACTGCTTGCCGTCGAGGGCGGTGTAGATCTCGTTGTCGCGGAAATATCCCTTCCCGAGGATGGTGAACTGTTTGTTGTCGGACATCGGTTGCTCCTTTGGGTTATGCCGCCTTCTTCTGCATCATCAGCCACACGTCGTTCCAGTCGATGTCGGCCTCGGCCGGCAGCTCGACCACGACTTCCAGGCCCTTGCCGCGCAATCGCTTCGCCAGGGCATAGGCGGCGGCCTGCCCCGCGAAGTTGGAATCCTTGTCGCCGAAGATGAAAACCTTCTTGGCGATCGCCGGCGGCTCCCAGGCCTGCAGCAGTGCGGTGTTCAGCGCCGCCCAGGTCGGGATGTCGGTCATCATCTTCGAGGCGATGCACGTCTCGATGCCCTCGCCGACGCCCATGACCTCGGCCGCCGGATAGAGGCGCACGGATCCGCCGCTGACACCGCCTTCGAGAATCTTGCGGGGCGTCGGCACCGGCGCCTTCGCGCCGTTATGCAGGTAGGTGACGTGGTAGCCGAGGAACTTCAGGTCGTCGCCGTCACCGCGGTAGATCTCGCCCAGCATCGCCGGGTAGGCGCCGACCTTCTTGCCCTGCTCGTCGAAGTAATCGACCGAGCGAGACCAGCGCAGGCCCGGCGCGATCTCGAGGCCGCGGGACGCGAGGTACTTGCTCTCGTTGACGGTGACGGTTTCCATGCGTGCTGCTCTCGGTTTTGGTGTGGTGTCCCGGTCCGGCGTCGGGCCGATCACCGATTCGACCAGGTTGGCGGCTTCGGCGAAACTGCAGCTGCGCACGCAGCGGAGCAGGTCGAAGCCGTCCGAGCGACCCTCGGAGCAGGCGCAGAAAAACGTGCCAGTGCCGTCGTGGTCGCTGAAGCGGAAGCGGTCGGTGCCCTGGCCGCGCGGGCACGGCTGGTGCTTGCGCGTGTTGGTGAACTGCTCCCCGACCAAGGCGGAGATGATTCGCGGCCATTTGCCGGCGGCATGGTCGAAAATTCTCACGGCCGCCGCCCTTCATCACCCTGAACTACCAGGGGTAGGTACTTGTTCCTGGCAGGGAAGCTTTTAGGTGATGGTGAAGGTCCATCGTTTTGCCAAGCGCTTGCCATGACATTTGCCATGCGTTTGCTATAGCATTTGCTATCCATTTGCCGCCTCTTTGCCCCACCGTTTGCTAGCGCCGATCACTCCAGATGCCGAGCGCTTGCTACTGTTGTCGCGAGCCTTTTGCTTCTCCTCTTCCACACGCTTGTGGAACCACTTGCCATCGAGCACGGTGAACATGCCGACCAGCATCGGCCGGTGGCGCTTCCACTGCGCGAGCGGGAGCTTGGCGACGGCCGCCAGCGCCTCGTCGTTGTCTGGCGGCGCGCCGTTGCGCCAGTAGTCCAGCAGCAGCAGGAAGTAGGCGCCGTGCTGCTCGGTGGTGAGCCGGGAGGTGTCGGCGAGGTAGTCGCCGATGTAGATCGGCATCCAGGTATCGACTTTCTTCATGCGGCCTTCTTCATCCGCTTGAAGTACTGCAGCATCGCCTGGTGGCACTTGCTCTCCAGGCGGGGATCAACCCGGGCATCCGGGTTGTTGATGAAGCTGCCGGCCGGCCACTCGCCGTAGAAGCCGCGGTACTGGCCAAGGGCCAGCTTGTTCGCCTTCTCGACGTCGCCGCCCTTCTTGCCGAGGGAGAGGGTGCAAATTTGCTCCCACACCGCGGCCTTGTCCTTCATCCAGTCCGGCAGCGGCTTTCCGGTGGAGGCATTGAGCAGGGGCTTGTCGGCGTCCTCGTAGCGCTCCATGCGGCCAGGCTCGTGCTCGACGAGGGAGCGGCGCTCGCGCTTCGTGCCGCAGCAGGGGCAGACGTCGGCCGAGGGCTTCATCACGACCTTGCATGCCTTGCAGCGCACCTCGTTGATCTGCTTCTCGTCCGGCTCCTGGCGCACGCGATCATCCAGGCCGCGCTCGTCCAGCTTGCTCAGGCCGCGCTCGAATACCGCGTCTCGGTCTTCGGCGAAGCGGAGATAGTTGCCGGCGTGGCACAGCCACAACGCGAAGGGCTTGCCGGCGGCGGCCATGGCGGCCTTGCGGCCCTCCACCGTCTCCAGGTCGCCTTCGGCGAAGAACGGGCGCATGGTGCGGCCCACCATCTGGATGTGCCCCGACAGGCTCTTCCGAAGCGGCCGCGCGTCGATGCCGCAGCGGATGTCGGCCTGGTCGAAACCCTTGGCCAGGGCCTCCACCGACACCAAGCCGATCAAGTCGGTGTCGGGCCGCTTGAACTCGGCCATCAGCCGGTCGCGGTCCTCGTCCGAGGTCTTGTAGCTGACCTGCTCGAAGCGGTAGCCAGCGGCCTTGAAGCGCTCGCAGAGCACAGCTCCGTCGCTGACGGTGGCGGAGAAGGCGATGGTTTTCACCGGACCGCCGAAGTGGGTAGCGGTTTTGTCCACCCACTCGCTGACGATGTCGCCGACGATGGCAAGGTTGCGCTCGCCGACTTCGCTTTCGGCCCACTCGCCCTTGCTGTTGGTCTTCACCCCGTCCAGGTTGGCGCGGGTGCCGATGTACACCACTAGCGGCGTCAGCCAGCCCTCGGCCAATAGGTCGTTCGTGGTCATGGCGTTGACCACGTTGGTGTAGAGCTTGCCGAGGCCGCGGGTGAAGGGCGTCGCGCTCAGGCCGATGAACTGGATCTTCGGGTTCTGCTCGATCAGCTCCTTGATCAAGTCATAGACGGTGTGTGCCTCGTCCACCACCACCAGGTCGACGTCGGGCGGGAACTTGCGGCGCATCAGGGTCTGCACCGAGCAGACCTGCGCGCGCTCGTACGGCCGGAAGCGCCAATGGGTGGCCTGCATCACGCCATGGTCGATGCCGAAGCTGTCGAAGGTGGCCGAGGTCTGCTTGATCAGCTGCACGCGGTCGCAGATGAACACCGCGCGGCGCCCCTTCTTCACCGATTCTTTGATCAGGTAGGTACCCATGATCGTCTTGCCGGCGCCGGTGCCGGCCATCAGCATTTGCGCATGGTGGCCGTCGCGGATGCCGTCGCGCAGACCGTCGATGCTGGTGAGCTGGCGCGGCCGGAGAGCGATGTCCATCACGCCGCCTCCGCCTTGGTGTACTTCGCCAGCTTTTTGCGAAGCGCATTGACCTCGCGCACAGCCAGTTTCAGTTCCTGCATGCAGCTATCGCGCGTGGCTTCGGCAGCCTTGAGGTTGGCCTGACAGGAAGCCAAGCGGTTTTGCAGCTCGGCGATCTTTTTTCCGGCTTCCTCTTGGCCGCCGGCCATTGCCTCCAAGCGCTCATTGATCTGCTGCAAATCGGCGTACCGGCCGTTGACTTGCTCGAGCTCGGCTTCGAGGTGGGCGACACGCGCCAGCATCGGCGCCGGTGCAACCGGATTCTCTGGTGCTGGAGCAGCTGCAGGGGGCGTTTGAACGGCTGACGCTTGCCGAGAGGCATCCTCAGCAGCAGCGCGGCGCTGCGTCTCGGCCATTTCGGCGCGGAGTTGAGCGGTTCGGCCGATGTTCTGAGTTTGCATCCGGCTAGTGGCGCCGGATTTTGTCTTGTAAGTACGGGGACTTGCGACGTCACTGGTAATGGTTACCAGTGACGAACGAACCTGAGCGACGAAGGGATGGCTGACGGCGCAGTGCTTGGCGATCTCGCGATCGGACCATTGCGACCATTCCGCATCTTCCAGCAAAGTCACGACGGCCCGCCGCTTGTCCTCGTTGGAGCGCCGAAGGCCGTGGCGACCGTTGGCGCTGACGCTGAAGAACACGGCGTCCCTGCGAGTTCCGGAGTGTATGTCTGCGTCGATCAGATCGGCGCTGGCGGCGCGGTGCGCGTGATAGCGATGGAACCCATCGGCAAGCCAGTGCTCGGCGCCATCGAAGAACGCGACTACAGGCGGAAAACTGGCGCCGCCCTTAAGCGCCTCGGCGTATTCCGCCACCACCTGCTCGTCCAGGTGCGCGCGCGGCTGCGTACCGCCATCAATCCTGATCAAGGCGATGTCCAGGGCCGTCATGCGCAACCCCTGGCGGCGAACGCCCTGAGGCGCGCGTCCGCGATGACGCTGCGGTAACGGTGGCACACCGCCAGCAGGGATTCGCTCAGCGCCGCAACGAGCTTGTCCGTCCGGCCGTCATTGCCGATGAAGGCCCACTCGCGCGTGCCCTGGATGGAGTAGCGGCTGATCTTCGCGATGAAGAGGCGTTCCACGATCAGCGCATGAACCTTCCTATCGAAGCCGACAGGATCAACGCGCCAGTTCAGCACCCACTCGTTCTGTGGATTCCAATGCTGGCGGTAGTAGTTCAGCCGCTTATCCGGATTCGAAGTGAATCCGACCTTGATGCGGTTGTTCGTCAACCGCAGGATGTAGTTGTGGTAGCTCATGATCAGCAGCCTCCAAAAGATTTGGAACGGTTTGGATAGGCACGCGCGGGGCAAAAAAAGACACTGCCCGGCATGAACCACGAAGACGAAGCGCCCCGAGGGGCGAAATCCGTGCAGGAACCACTGCGCAGGGAGATGGGAATGCCCCTGCACGGGGAGGAGAGATGCCCCGATGCCCTCGCGGGCTTGTCGCGCTCGGGACCACGCACACCGCAGCGACGAGCGATCCTTGCTCAGCGCGATTGGACAGGGGGGTCATGTGAAGCTCCGGCGCAGACCCAGCTGCTCGGCGAGCAGGCGCGCGAGGCAGCAGAAGAGCTTCAGGTAGTAGGTCACCGCCAAGACGGCGTCGCCGGCAATGGCGAAGGGAACGGCCAGCAGCAGGTATGGGAGTGCGAGCAGGATCATTTAGCTCTGCTCCCGCCGACCGACCCAGCCGAGCACTGGCCATGCCAGAGCGGCGCCGACCAGGCCGAAGCCGAGGATTGCGAAGAAGGGCTCCACCTACGCTGCCTGCTTTACCTTGACTACGTAACTGGTCACGCGGCCCTTCTTGTCGCGCTGCCATTCCACATCCGGCCGCAGGCGCTCGCACTTCACGCCGGTGATCTGCTCGATGGCGGCGCAGCGCTCCAGCGGCGCCTGGCCGCGCATCAGCCAGTTGGATACCGCGCTCTGGCGCAGATCGAGCAGGCCGGCGAGCGCAGTCGGGCCGCCAGCTTTGCGGACAGCTTCCTGCAGGGGGGTCTCGACATCGGCCGGGGCCATGGATCGCCTTTAGAAAATCACAAAACGTGATTCAGTTAAACACGAATTGCGGCTTTAGGTCAACACTATTTGTGTTTAGCGTGCCGTCCATGGACTACGCAGACGCAATAAAGGCTTGGCGCAAGCGGCGCGACCTGACCCAGGCGCAGCTGGCCGAGGCGCTTGGCTATCCGAGCCAGAGCCGGATCGGAAATTACGAGAAGCGCGACCGCCAACCTTCCTGGGAGGATTACGAAAAGATGGCTGAGTACTTCGGGTGCGCCACGGTTCCGGAATTTTTGGCGGGGCCCGATGGCCAGCAGACGCTGGAGGAAGAAGCTGCTCCGGTCACCGACGAAACGCACTTTTTTGTCACCAAGGTGCGGGGAGTGCTTCTGTCAGCAGGTCCAGGAATTCAGGTCAGCTGGGAGCATGAAGAAGTTGACCACTCACATGCCTTCACGAAAGCCTGGATGCGAGGAAAGGGCATCAACCCGAAGCGCGCCAGGATCCTCCCGGTGGTTGGCGACAGCATGTCCCCCTATGTTCGCAACGGTGATGTGGTGCTGGTCAATCTGGAGAAGAACAAGCTGCGCAGCGGTGAGGTCTTCGCCATCGCAGTGGGAGACGAAACCCGCATCAAGCGCCTGGTGCGGAGAGCCGATGGGGCTGTAGAGGTCCGCAGTGACAACCCAAGCCCTGAGCATGCCACCGAGGTGCTGCGCGGCCAGGAGATCGACATGCTGAAGATCATCGGCATGGTGGAGTGGCGCGGCGGATAGGGAGACCGGACATGAACAAGGTGATATTTTTTGCTGTGCTGCTGGCCGGCTGCCGGCAGGAGTTGCCGGACATAACTCCGTCCTTCGCCAACCTGCCCAGCGGCCACTTCCAGTGGTCCAATGCGTCTTACGCTGGGCTTCCTCCGGCTCAATTCACACAGCAACAGGTGGCGGACGAGCAAAACTGCCACATGATGGAATTGCAGATCGCCATTCCCGCCCCCTCGTGCGTAGCGCGGCCGCCGGTGAACTGCTCGCAATATGCCAACCAGGGGATAGCTGGGGCATATGCGGCCGGCCGGTGCGCAGGCATGCGCAATGAACCGCACTGCGACTACTCTGCCGTGGACCAGGCGCAGCGTGATCGCGCCGACATGTATCAAACCTGCCTCTCCAGCAGGGGCTGGACGAAACAGTGGGTAACGGATGCCCGATAGATGGAAAAATTCCCCTCTCTTTCTTCCGCTTTGCTGGTGCAGCTGGCACCGCTGGCGATTCGTCCGCATTGCCCTGGAGGGGGTCAAGGTGTGGGAATGCCGGCGTTGTGGAATAGTACGCCCTGGTCGAATCATCACCGACAAGCAAAGGGGAAAGGAATGAAGAGACTGCTGAGTATCATTGCAACCGCCGCGGTCCTGACCGCCTGCGGTGGCGGCGGAAGCGGTGCAAATGCCCCTGCAGATCCAGAGGGCATCTACACCGGAAAATTCGGGCAGTACAACGTGACGATGGTGATCGACTCCAAAGGCAACGCCGCCTTCCTGGAGCCCGATCTTCTCAAGGATGCGAATTTCACCGTCGTGGATGGTCAGGCCAGCTTTGTTTCCGCGTACTGCAACCGCTCTTCGCCGACGGGCGTATCCGGCGCGTCACAGGCTCTGCAGTTCGACGGGGAAACGGCAACGGCTCTCACCGGGACAATCACCGACTCCAGCAACAGCGGCGATGCCGGTTCCTTCTCGCTCACACCTCAACCGGCTGTCTATGCAGAAGGGGCGTCGCTGGCCACCCTGGCCGGCACCTACTCCACCACCGCCAACAACTGTTCGCTGGGCACTGGCGGCGGCCACTTCACCTTGACCTTTGATTCGGCAGGCAACATGACCGGGTCGGACACCTACGTGGGCTGCACCTACTCCGGCACCGTCACCATCCCGGATCCTGCAAAGAACGCCTACGACATCCACGAGATCGCGACCTGCGGCAGCAACTCCCAGGTCACCGACAGCGTGATGTTCGTCACGCCGGCCACGTCAATAGAAGCAGCGCAGCTCTTCTTTGCAGCCTTCAATGGCGTCGGCGCCCAGGCGAACACCGCCTTCGTCAAACAGTAGGCCCCCGCCCATTCATTGAGCCCGCCTAGCGCGGGCTTTTTTGTGCCTACCGTTCGTCGGGTCAACCACATTTTGCAGTGTCAAAACACAATATGTGTTGACTTTAGAAAACACGATATGTGATTATTTCTCCGCCGGCTCACCCGAGCCCACGGAGAAAACGATGGCTGCCAAGTCCGCAAAGAAGCCCCCGGCAAAGCCGGCCCCGCTGTTCGTCAAGATCAGCTCCACCGGCAAGCCTCTGAAGCCCGGCGCCAAGACGTGGGCAGCCTTCGGTGTCGTCGGCTACCGCGACCGCCAGGGCCACGGCCTGATGTTCATGGCGAAGGACCTGGGCCGCCACGCCTGGGAGATTGCCAAGGAAGTGATCGCCGCAAGCATCCTGCTCGGCAAGTCCGACTGGTTCATGCCGGACGACATGCAGGGCCAGCTCTTCCTCGACCGCAGCCGGCCGTACCCGCGCTGCTACACCGAGTTCTACAAGGGCGAGACGGGCCTGATGTGGGTGGACAAGCCGGTGGCCTCCTACTCGGTCGACGCCTGGTACGTCAGCCTCGACGGCGGCGGCGTCTACATCGGCGACCGCCTCTACGGCGGTCTTGCCGTTGGCTGCCGCCGCGTCCCCCCCAGTCAGTGCTCGGCCCTCGGCATCTGAGCTATGCAACCGATGCCGAAGCCCGAGCTTCCGGAAAACCCCTCCGAATTGGATGGTATCCCGGTCGGCTATTACCCCGACCGCGTGTGCTGGATTCCGGAGTTCGGCGGCGGCTACTTCCTCCACGACCCCGAGCGTCACGACCGCCTGGAGGGCCATCTGTGAACGGCTCCGACTTCTACCACTCCGAGCGCTACCGCCGCCGCCACGTCACCGGCCTGGAGATCGTGCTGGGCGCAGTCCTGCTGCTGCTCACCTTCATCGCCATCGCCGGCGGCGCCTTCCAGTAGGAGCAGACCATGATCCGCATCAACTTCCCCAACGACTGCTCGGTCCACCATCCGGCGATGCGAGCCTGGCGCGCAGCCATCGACCGCGCCAATGCCGACCTCGCTGCGGCGATGAACTGGAGGCTGGCCGTCAACTTCACCGAGATGACGTTCACCGCTGTGCCGGTGGAGAGCAACGTCGTCATGTTCCGCCGCACCCACGCCTTCCTGCACCCGCTGGGCGACGGCCCGCGCGCCGCCTAAATCGAACACAACACGCCGGCTCCGCCGGCAGGAGATTCGCTGTGACCAACGAAAGCATCAACCTGATCGCCGAAGCGCGCCGCCGCCAGCTGGAAGCCGAGGCGCCCATGCCGACCGCCTTGGACACCCTGGCGCTGGCCGGCGCGAACATCGCCAAGGCCATGGACCTGCTGCTGCAGCCGCAGATCATCGCCCCGACCGGCAATCTGTTGTGCCCGAAGATGGTCCGCCTCAATGACTCCGGTCAGCACCTGCCGGAGCGCGATGACGCCGACCCCTACCACGCCGCCACGCTGTTCCCGCACTATGGCCTGATCGTGGACATCGCCAAGCCGCAGTCGCACCGCAATTGGAACGCGGCCTGCGAGGGTCCGAAGAAACTCACCCTCTGCGGCGCGCCACAGGACGGCCTGCTCGAGGTGGACGAGTGGGGCCTGGTGATCGACCGCAGGTTCTACAAGCCGGCGGTGAACCCGAAGTTCTTCCCGAACTTCACCGCCGACGACATCTACTGGACGCGCAGCGAATGCGCTAACCCCTCCTGCTCGGGCCTCGCCTGGTACGTCTGCCTCGGCAGCGGCCTCGTCTACATCTACGGCCGCAGCAACAGCGGTCTTGCCGTTGGCTGCCGCCGCGTCCCCCCCAGTCAGTAATTCGGCTTTTGGCATTCACTCCGGCCAGCGCCGGCAAAGGTTCAAAGAGATGAACAGAGCTATTACTCCCGCCCTGGTGCGCGATCGAGACGCGCCCGAGCAGCTGCCGGTCCAACCGGCGCCAGAATCTTCCAGTCTGCTGGCCGCCCTGGTCAGTGCCGCACGCGACTCCTCCACCGACATCACGAAGATGGAACGCATCTTCGCCATGCACAAGGAGATCATGCTGCTGCAGGCCGAATCGGAGTTCAACGACGCGCTGGCGCGTGCCCAAGGGCGCCTGGAGCCCGCGCGCAAGAACGCCAAGAACACGCAGACCAACAGCATGTATGCGACCTTCGCGTCAGTCATGGCCGTGGTGAGCCCGGCCATGACTGCCGAGGGCTTGTCACTGACGTTCCGCCCCGAGATGCCCAAGGAAGCCGGCAATGTCCGAATGGTCGGCATTCTGGCCAAGGGTGGTTATAAGCGGGAATACCCGCTGGAACTGCCCCTCGATCAAGCCGGCGCCCAGGGCAAAGTCAACAAGACCATGCTGCACGCCACGACCTCCAGCGGCACCTACTGCCAGCGCATCCTGACCAAACTGATCTTCGGCATCTCCGAGGACTGGGAGGACCAGGACGGCAACCTCACGACTCAGAGGCCCGCGCAGCCGGAACCGCAGCAGCCGCAGGAAAAGCCGAAGTACCCCGACGCCCAGTTCGACGGCAGCCTTCCGGCCTGGACCGACCTGATCAAATCCGGCAAGAAGAGCGCAGCGCAGATCATCTCAACTGTCGAGTCCAAGTACGTGATGTCGACGGTGCAGAAGGATTCCCTACACAAGCTGCACAACCAGGAGGGCGGCCAGTGAAGATCATCGACGTAGTCCAGGGCTCGCCCGAGTGGCGCGCTATCCGCGAGATGTACGACTGCGCCTCAGACGCGCCGGCGATGATGGGTGAATCTAAGTATGTCACCCGCAGCGAACTGCTGAAGCGCCAGGCGACGGGTTTCTCCGAGGAGATCACCCCGTTCAAGCAGGAGTTGTTCGACCGCGGCCATGCCGCCGAGGCGGCGATCCGCCCGCACGTCGAGTCGATCATTGGCGAGGAGCTGTTCCCCGCCACCGGCGTGGACGGCGGTATGCTCGCCTCGTTCGACGGCATCACCATGGCCGAGGAGACGATCTTCGAGCACAAGCTGTGGAACGAGGACCTGGCCGCGTCGGTGCGCGCCGGCAACCTCGATCCCACCTACTACTGGCAGCTCGAGCAGCAGCTTGGCATCGCCCGGGCTAAGCGCGCCATCTTCGTGGTGTCGGACGGCACGCCGCAGAAGTGCGTGCACATGTTCTACACCCCGGTCGAGGGCCGCTTCGAGCGCCTGAAGGCTGGCTGGGCACAGTTCAAGCTGGACCTCGCCGCCTACACGCCCACCGAGGCGCCAGCGGCGGTGATGGCAACCCCGGTGGAGGCGCTGCCCGCGGTGTCGATGCGTGTCGACGGCTCCATCGCCGTCATTTCCAACCTCGACGTCTTCGGCGCCAGACTGACGGAGTTCATCGAGAAGATCGACAAGAACCCGTCCACCGACCAGGCCTTCGCCGATGCCGAGGCTGCGGTGAAGACCCTGGAGAAGGCGCAGACCGCGCTGGAGCAGGCCGAGGCCGCCGCCCTGGCCCAGACCGCCAGCATCGACGACATGCGCCGCACGGTGAAGCTGTACGCCGACATGGCGCGCACCACCCGCCTGATGCTGGAGAAGGTGGTCAAGACCCGCAAGGACACCATCCGCGCCGAGATCCAGCAAAAGGCGCAGAAAGCCTTCTCCGACCACGTCGCGGCCATCAACGCCCGCCTGGGTAAGGTGACCCTGCCGAACCTCTGGCCGGACTTCGCCGGAGCCATGAAGGGCAAGCGCACCATCACTGGCGTGCAGGGTGCCGTGGATGACGAGCTCGCCCGCGCCAAGGTTGAGGCCAACACCATCGCCGCGAAGATCGAGGCCAACCTCGCATCCCTGCGCGAGCTGGCGGCGGAACACGCCTTCCTGTTCAGCGACGCCCAGCAGATCGTCCAGAAGGACAACGCCGACCTGGTGCTGCTGATCAACAGCCGCATCGCCGAGCACAAGGCCGCGGAAGAGCGCCGCCTGGAAGCAGATCGGGAGCGCATCCGGCAGGAGGAGCGCCAGCGCGCCGAGATGGAAGAGCGCGAACGCTTGCGCCAAGAAGAGCAGCAGCGCCTGGAAGCCGAGCGCGCCGCCGAGGAGGCCCGCAAGGCGGCGGAGCCGAAACCCGCCCAGCCGCTGCCCACCGTTGCCGTCCCGCGCCCCATCGCCGCCAGGATCAAGCTCGGCGACATCAACGCCCGCATCGCTCCGCTGGCGATCTCCGCTGAGGGCTTGGCGAAGCTCGGCTTCCAGTCCGTCGGCATGGCCGGCGCGGCGAAGCTGTACGACGCCGGCCAGTTCCCCGCCATCTGCCGCGCCCTGGTCCAGCTGATCGAGCAGGCCGCCAACTACAAGGAGGCTGCGTAATGGCTCGCGGCGTCAACAAGGTCATCCTCATCGGCAACCTTGGCAAGGAGCCGGAGGTCAAGCACTTCCAGAACGGTGACGCATACTGCAACACCACCCTGGCCACCTCGGAGTCCTGGACCGACAAGCAGTCGGGCGAGAAGAAAGAGCGCACCGAGTGGCACAACCTGGTGTTCACCCGGAAGCTCGCCGAGATCGCCGGCCAGTACCTGAAGAAGGGCTCCAAGATCTACGTCGAGGGCTCCCTGCGCACGCGCAAGTGGCAGGACAAGGACGGCCACGACCGCTACACCACAGAGATCCAGGTCAACGACCTGCAGATGCTCGACGGCAAGCCCGCTGAGGGCGGCAAGCCCGCCCAGCGCCAGGAAAGCCGAACGGCCTCTTCCGGCGGCGGTGGTGGCGCCCCCGACGACGACATCCCGTTCTTCCGCAAGTCCGGCCTGGACGCGCTGTAACCCCCCCACACCCACAGGAGTCACCGATGGAAAAGACCCGCTTCACCTTCACCGCGGACAAGCAGTTCCGCGACAACATCATCTACCAGGATCTGGAGGGCAACCATTTCCAGCGCGAGTACCTGGTGCTGGGCAAGGCCGACAACCACGCGCACGCCATCGAGCTGGGCGAGAAGGCCAGCTTCCCGCTGGTCGCCGATCCGCACGAAGCGCTGCCGCTTTTCAGCTACGACCACTGCGACCCGGCCGTGCATCCGGAGCTGCGCGAGGCCCTGAAGTACGACGGCTATCGCCTGTGGACCGCCAAGGTCGATGTGGACCCCTCCTCCTCGGACCTCGCCTGGTACGTCGGCCTCAACTACGGCGACGTCCGCATCAACGACCGCCACGGCAGCGGTCTTGCCGTTGGCTGCCGCCGCGTCCCCCCCAGTCAGTAATTTGGCTTTTGGCCTGCCCTGATATGAAGCCCAACCCTCCGGAAATCGTATGACGCGAAGACTCGTTCACGGAATGACACGCCTGGTCGATGGCAAGCGCTCATCGACCTACTCCATCTGGGCTTCGATGAAGGCCCGCTGCCTGAATCCGAACTGCCCGGCCTACAAGGACTACGGCGGCCGTGGGATCACCGTGTGCGAGCGCTGGCTCGACTTCAACGAATTCCTCAAGGACATGGGCGTTCGCCCGGAGAGGATGCAGCTTGAGCGCCGGGACAACGATCAGGGCTACAACCCGGACAACTGCTACTGGGCCACGGTCCAGGACCAGTCCCGGAACAAGCGCACGTCGAGGCTCGTCACGCTCAACGGCGTGACGAAGCCGCTGCTGACCTGGTGCGAGGAATTCGGTGTTCGGGATTCCTACATCAAATGGCGCCTCAGGCTTGGCGATACCCCGGAAGTGGCGTTCGAGCGGGCCAAGATTCCACCGAGCGAGCGGCCCACCCGCTACGCCCCGAAGGTTCCCGATGAAGTGGTGGAGCAGATTCGCGCCGCCACGGGATCGCAAGCCAAGATCGCGGCCCAGTTCGGGCTATCGCAGACCTACGTGGGCTCCATCCGGCGCGGCAAGTGTCGCCCAGCGAAGGCCGCAGCATAAGCCTAAATCACCTACAACGGAGAAAATTATGTCTCACCATGGCAACGAGCATCCTGATCCCGCTTTCATCCAGAAGCTGTTGCGGGAAACCCGCGCGCAGCATGAGGGCGAGTTTCCGAACGGCCGTCTGAACGGCAATGACGCTGGCGCCATTGCCTTGGGAATCGGGGTGGAAAAGGACGCAGTTGTCCTGCGCTTCGCCAAGCCGGTGGAGTGGATCGGCTTTACGCCCGAGCAAGCGGTGGAGCTGGCCCAGTCCCTGATCCAGCGCGCGAGGGAAGCCAATCGCAGCAGCGGAAAGCCGCTGACGGTGTCACTGTGAGCCGTCCTATCCTCTGTCTGGACTTCGATGGAGTGGTCCACAGTTACACCAGCGGCTGGAAGGGTGCGCGAAACATTCCGGACCCGCCGGTGCCGGGCGCCATCGAATTTATGCTCGCGGCCTTGGGCGCCGGTTATGACGTGGTGATTCACAGCAGCCGCGCGCGGTACTTCGGCGGCATTTGGGCGATGCGCCGCTGGCTGCGCAAGAATTCCAGAATTGCCACCAGCCACGTGGTCGAAGGATACGAGCACCAGTTCGTCGAAGACGTGTGGGACCGCGAGAGCTTGACTCCCGGCTTGCCGTGCCTGTTCCAGGTGCGATTTGCCCGCTGGAAGCCGGCGGCCATCGTCACCTTGGATGATCGTGGCTGGCGCTTCGATGGCACCTTCCCGGACCCAAAGGCGCTGATGGCCGCCAAGCCTTGGAACAAGTGAACTTCCACCGCCGCTATCCCTGGCTGGCGCCGCTCACGCGCGTGCGCCGCCGCTTCCATCACCAGCTTGAGGGCAAGACCTTGACGCTTCGCATCCGGGGCATGGCATGAGCGCCGACGGCAGTTTCGCGCGCCAATTCCGCCTCGACATCGAGGAGGAGATGATTGTCGACGGCTTCGCCGGCGCCGGCGGCGCGTCCCAGGCCATCGAAATGGCGCTCGGCCGGCATGCGGATGCAGCCTTGAATCACGACGCTGATGCCCTGTCCTGTCACATGGCGAACCACCCGCAGACGCCGCACTTCATTTCCGACATCCGGGAGGTGGACCCGCGCACCGTGACTCGTGGCCGCAAGGTCGGCCTGCTGCACGTCTCGCCCGACTGCACCGACCATTCCCAGGCCAAGGGCGGCCAGCCGCGGGACCGCAAGATCAGGGCCCTGGCCTGGATCGCCGTGCGGTGGGCCGGGCAGGTGCAGCCGCGGATCATCACCCTGGAGAACGTTGAGCAAATCCTGCGCTGGACCAAGTTGATCGCGAAACGCGATCCGGCAACCGGCCGTGTGATTCGGCTGGATGGCACCGTCGCAGGCCGCGGCGAGCGTACGCCGCTACGCCAGCAATACCTGATTCCGGACCCGAAGTGCCCGGGCCGGACCTGGCTCCAGTTCATTGCCGCGCTGCATGCTCAGGGCTATACCCACATCGACTGGTTCCCGCTCGTCGCCTCGCGGTACGGCGCAGGCACCCTGCGCAAGCGCTTGTTCATGGTCGCGCGCCGGGATGGCCTGCCGGTGATCCGGCCAGAGGAAACCCATGCCCCGGCGCCGCGCCGCGGCCAGAAGCGCCACAGTGTTGCTGCCGACCACCTGGACTTCAGCCTGCGTTGCCCGTCGATCTTCGAGCGTGACCGGCCATTGGTGGACGCCAGCCTGCGCCGGATCGCCGCCGGTGTGATGCGATATGTGGTCGATGCCGAAGACCCATTCATCGTGCCGGGCGCCGACGCCTCGGTCGTCGTGCCGCACCTGCAGCAGATCACCCAGGGCGGCCGCATCCATGACGCGCGCAAGCCGCTGGTTACGATTACCACAGCGAAGGGTGGCGAGCAGGCCCTGTGCGCCGCCACGCTGATCCAGGTCGGTTACGGCGAGGCTGAAGGGCAGTCGCCGCGGGCACTCGACATCCGGCAGCCGCTCGGCACCATCGTTGCCGGCGGCACCAAGCACGCCCTGGTGACGGCGTTCCTGGCCCAGCACAACACGATGCCAAACGGCGGCATCCATGCCGGCCATGACGTGCGCCAGCCCCTCAGCGCGATCACCAGGACCGGCAGCCAGCAGCAGCTGACCACGGCGCACCTGGTGCATTTCCGCGGCAATTGCGATGCCCGCGACGTGCAGGACCCGCTTTACACGATCAGCGCGGCCGGCACGCACCACGGTGTGGTGCAGTGCACTCTATCGGACGAGCATACCGAAGGCGCCCTGCGCGTGGCCGCCTTCCTGATGCGCTATTACAGCTCCGGCGGACAGTGGAGCGACCTACGCGACCCGCTGGCCACCATCACCACCAAGGACCGCCTGGCGCTGGTCTGCGTCGTAGTCCAAGGTGTGTTGCGCGTCATCGTCGACATTGGCCAGCGGATGCTGACTCCCGACGAACTGAAGCGCTGCCAGGGCCTGCCGCCGAGCTACATCATCCACCGCGGACATGATGGCCGGCGGTTCAGCAAATCCAAGCAGGTGCATATGATCGGCAACAGCGTCTCGCCGCCGCCGTATGCCGCACTGCTGCGCGCCAACTATTTCCAGAAGCACGCTCAGTTGGAGGCTGCATGACCACGCTGATCCCCGCCTGGTGGGGCCACGCCAAGCCCGGCAGCTCCTACCGCCCCAGCAACGCCACCGAAGGCGAATGCTTCCACGCGAAGTTCTGCAACCGCTGCCAGCTCTTCGACGAGGGCCACTGCTCGATCCTGCACGCCACGATGGCACACAGCAAGGGCGAGCCCGGCTATCCCAAGGAGTGGGTCAACGACGATGCCGGCATGCCCCTGTGCACGGCCTTCGTTGACGAACGCGAGGAGCCGCCGAAGCCGCGGTGCAGCAAGACCTTGGACATGTTCGGAGGCGGAGCTTGAGCGCCTATCGCCAGTTTCTGGAGTCGAAGATTCACTTCGACCACGCCTGCGGCTTCGACATCGATCCCGGCGAGATTAGCAAGGTGCTGATCCGCCACCAGCCGGACATCGTGCAGTGGATGGTCAAAGGCGGCCGGCGCGCCTGCTTCGCGCAATTCGGCCTCGGCAAGACGATGATGGACCTGGAGACGATGCGCTTGGTGCTGGCCCGCTCGGGCGGCTCGGGCCTGATCGTCTGCCCGCTGGGCGTGCGCCAGGAGTTCCTGAGCGATGGGCCGTTCAAGCTCGGCTGGGAAGAGGCCCCGCGCTTCATCCGCCGCGACAGCGAGATCGATGGCGACGGTATCTACGTCACCAACTACGAGGCAGTGCGCGAAGGCAACGTCACCCCGACCAGGTTCAAGGTTGCCAGCCTGGACGAAGCCAGCGTCCTGCGCAGCTACGGCTCCAAGACCTATCAGGAGTTCATGCCGCTGTTCGCTGACGTGCCTTATCGCTTCGTCTATACGGCCACGCCCAGCCCGAACCGCTACAAGGAGCTGATCCACTACGCCGGCTTCCTCGGCATCATGGACACCGGACAGGCCCTGACGCGCTTCTTCCAGCGCGACAGCACCAAGGCCAACAACCTGACGCTCTACCCGCACAAGGTGAAGGAGTTCTGGCTGTGGGTGAGCAGTTGGGCGGTGTTCATCCAGAAGCCGAGCGACCTGGGCTACTCGGACGAAGGCTACGAGCTGCCGAAGCTCGACGTGCGGTACCACGAGGTGCCGGCCAGCTACGAAACGCCGGCGGCGGACCGCGACGGCCAGACCATCCTGTTCAAGGACTCGGCCATGGGTCTGCAGGATGCGGCGCGCGAGAAGCGCGACAGCCTGCCGGCGCGCGTCGCCAAGGCGGCGGAACTGCTGCGGCAGAAGCCGGAAGCCCACTGCATCCTGTGGCACGACCTCGAGGATGAGCGCCGGGCCATCAAGGCGGCCGTGCCGACCGTGGCCGAGGTCTACGGCTCGCTGGACCTGGAGGCGCGCGAGCAGCGCGTGCAGGACTTCGGCAACGGCAAGTTGCAGTACCTGTCCACGAAACCGAGCCTGTCTGGCAGCGGCTGCAACTTCCAGCGGCACTGCCACTGGGCGATCTTCACCGGCATCGGCTACGACTTCAACGACTTCATCCAGGCCATCCACCGAATCCAGCGCTTCCAGCAGCCCCACCCGGTGCGCATCGACATCGTCTACTCGGAAGCCGAGCGCGAGGTGCTCAAGGTACTGCAGCAGAAGTGGACACAGCACGAAGAGATGGTCGCCCGCATGGCGGAGATCATCCGGGAATTCGGCCTCAACCCGATCAAGGCGCAGCAGGCCATGGCCCGCAGCATCGGCATCGAGCGGCAGGAAGCGCGTGGTGAGAACTACCTGGTGGCGAACAACGACTGCGTCGAAGAGTGCACGCTGATCGAGGACAACACCCAGGACCTGATCGTCACCAGCATCCCGTTCGCCAACCACTACGAGTACACGCCCAGCTACAACGACTTCGGCCACACCGAGAGTAATGACCAGTTCTGGCGGCAGATGGACTTCCTCACGCCTGAACTGCTCAGGATCCTGAAGCCCGGCCGTATCGCTGCGATCCACACCAAGGACCGCATCCTCTTCGGCAACGTCACCGGCGCCGGCGTGCCAACCGTCAGCCCCTTCCACTGCGAAGCGGTGATGCACTACCGCAAGCACGGCTTCGACTACATGGGTATGATCACCGTGGTGACCGACGTGGTCCGCGAGAACAACCAGACCTACCGCCTCGGCTGGTCGGAGCAGTGCAAGGACGGAACCAAGATGGGCGCCGGCTCGCCCGAGTACATCATCATCCTGCACAAGCCCCAGACCGACCGCGGGCGCGGCTACGCCGATGTGCCGGTCACGAAGGACAAGGCCGACTACACCCGCGCGCGCTGGCAGGTCGACGCGCACGCCTTCTGGCGCTCCAGCGGCAACCGCCTGCTGACGGCCGAGGAACTGGCGAAGCTGGGCCCGGACAAGCTGGCCAAGCTGTTCACCGAGCAGAGCTTGCAGCAGGTCTACGATTATGAACAGCACGTCCAAATCGGTGAGGAGCTGGACCGCCGCGGGGCGCTGCCGTCGACCTTCATGAGCCTGGCGCCAGGCAGCCACCATCCGGACGTGTGGCACGACATCAACCGGATGCTGACCCTCAACGGCGAGCAGGACCGGCGGTGCCTGGAGAAGCACGTCTGCCCGCTCCAGTTCGACATCGTCGACCGGCTGATCACCCGCTACTCCAACAAGGGCGAGCAGGTCTTCGACCCCTTCGGCGGCCTGTTCACGGTGCCGCTGCGCGCTCTGAAGTTGGGCCGACGCGGCCGTGCGGCAGAGCTTAACCCCGTTTCGTTCCGGGATGGCGTTCGACACCTCAAGGCCGCCGAGGTGGAGCGCTCCATGCCTGACTTGTTTGGATCACTAGAGGAAGCAGCATGACCATCACCCTGAACCCCGTCACCAGCACCAACCTCGCCGCCATCGGCCACGATCCGGACACGAACACCCTGGCGGTGCAGTTCAAGCCCCGCGTCGGCGAGGCCGTCGGCGACACCTGGCACTACGCCGGCGTGTCGGCCGACAAGCACCAGGCATTGCTCAAGGCCGAGAGCGTCGGCAAGTACTTCTCGACGCACATCAAGCCGAAGCACAGCGCCAAGAAGATCAGCAACAAGCCCTGATGTTCATCACCCGCGAGGAACTGGAAACCCTCACCGGGCTGCGCCAGTTTGCAGCCCAGAAGCGCTGGCTGATCGCGCGCGGCTGGAGGTTCGAGGTGAACGCCGGAGGCCGCCCCATCGTGTTGCGGGCGGAGATGGAGCGGCGCATGCTCGGCCAGCAGCGGGGGCGAAAACTGGAGCTTGGGAAGGTTGCCTGATGGGCCGGACGAGGGGTAAAGACAAGCATCTGCCGCCGCGGATGCAGAAGAAGGGCGGCAGCTACTACTGGACTCCGTTCGTGGACGGCAAGGTCAAGTGGGTGCCGCTTGGCAACGACTATGTGCAGGCCCTGCTGAAGTGGCGGGACCACGAGGGCCTGAGCGAAGGCGCCGCCACCGTAGCGCAGCTGCTGGACAACGCCCTGTCCGCGCTGGTCAACCGCAAGAAGCCGAAGCCGTTGGCGCCTGGCACCCTGAGGGAGTTCAGCCGGGCTTGCAATACGCTGAAGCCGTCCTTCGAGGGCTTTCGACCCATGGACCTGACGCCGGCGGAGGTGGCGCAATACCTGGAGAAACGCTCAGCTCCAGTGGCGGCGAACCGCGAGGTTTCATTCCTCAGCACCGCCTGGGACCTGGCTCGCCGCCGCGGCTGGATCAACCTGCCGAACCCCTGCCTCGGCGTCGGACGCAACCCGGAGAAGAAGCGCAAGCGCATCGGCCGGCCGGCGGAGATCGCCGCGCTGGTGGCACCCCAGCGCCCTGAGGCCGACATGGTGATGCTGACCCTGATGACCGCCATCCGCCAGGCCGACCTGCGCTTCCTGACGCGCCACGCCATCGAGGACGAAGGCCTGCGGGTGAAGCCGCAGAAGACCGACGACTCGACGGAGGTCGAACTGTTCTTCCGCTGGACGCCAGAACTGCTGGCGCTGATCGACCGCGCGAAGGCGCGGGCAGCAAAGGTCGGGTCGATCTACCTGTTCCCCGCCTCGCGTGGTAGGCGCCGCGGGCAGCCCTACACGCGCAACAGCTTCGTGAGCGTCTACCGCAAGTATTTCGCCCGCTGCAAGGTGGAGGGTCTGACCTGGCACGATCTGCGCCGGACCGCGCTTAACAAGATCCGGGATGTCCATGGCAAGGACGCCGCCCAAGTTCTCGCCGGCCATTCCAGCATGGTCACCACCGAGGGCTATCTAGCCAACGTCGGCGCATTCGAAATCGCCCCGGTGGCGTGGGATTTTAGAAAGCAGTGAGTATTTTAGAACGACGAAGGCCGCACAAGGCGGCCTAAGTCGTTGAAGCATTTGGCTGGGAGACTAGGACTCGAACCTAGATAAACAGAGTCAGAATCTTGTGTATGAAACATACCTAAGTCGCTGATGTAACAAGAATATGCCGAATGACATGTTCTAAAATATGGACACTTATTGACCGTCTGAAAGCCGCGTGGCTTCGTGCTTCCAAGTCGATTTTAGAACGCTCCGCTACGGCGCCAACGCCTTCACCACTTCGGTCCACGGCACGCCCTTCCAGCTCAGGTAAGCCGCGATGGCGATGAAGATCAGCTTGCCGGAGATCGAGTCCCAGTTCTTGCGAGCCATGCCGAGGACGAAGTCCCCTACAGCCTTCCAGGCGCGGTCCCGGGCCCGCTTGTTTTCGTAGCTCTGCCGGAGCCAGGGCAGCACGTCGCTGACCTGGTCCAGCGTGGCTGACTGGGTGTGCTGCATCTTGAGCAGGCTGTCGACCTTCTGGTCGGTGGCGGTCTGGGCGGCGCGAATCTCCGCCCGGGTCTCGGTGCACTCCACCAGGTGATCGGCGATCGACTGCTGGTTGGCCTTCCCCAGTTCGAGGGCTTCCTTGGCCATGGCTTCATGCTCCTTATCCTCGGCGCGCCTTCCAGCGTCCTTTCGACGGCTGACACTCTTGGACTCGCTCATGCGCTTTCGAATTCCTTTTTTTCGTCCTGCCGGCGCCGCAGCAGCCCCGCCACCACGGCGCCGCCGGCGCGGTCCCACTTCTGGAACTCCGCCGCCGCTGTCTCGTACTGGCCCTGGTTGAGCAGGCGCAGCAGCGTGGAGTGCTGCAGCGCGCCGACGCCGGCGTTGTAGGCGAAATCGCAAAGGGCATCGAACTCGCCCTGGGTCAGCTTCACGTCGACCAGCGCGTTCACCGCGGCGGCGCAGTGCGCCTCCCGCGCGGCCAGGCGCGCATCCGCCTGCGCCTGCGTCCACACGGTGCCGGCGTGGATGTCCGGACTCGTCTCTCCCCAGCCGCAGGTCCAGGGATCGCCGGAGAGGCCGTGGAACTGGTCGGGGATCGGCTCGCCGGCCAAGGTGGCGCTCCAGCGCTTGGCCTGCTGCAGCGCCTTCCCGAGAGGCGATGCCGGGTCGGGGTAGGCGTGGAGGTAGCAGTGCTCGAACCCCTTGGTGAGCGCGTCGCCGGCACGGCTATATTGGAGCGGTCCGCCGGGGATCACGATGCCCCCTGAGCCGACTTCAGCGCCTGCACCTTGGCGTTACCGCTGTGCCAGGCCGCCACGCCGAGGACCGACAGCATCATCAGCCAGGCCGACTCCGGGACCTCCGGCACCGCGCGCTGGCAGAGCGGCAGCAGGAAGTAGATCAGGAACACCAGGGAGATCGCGAACAGCGAGCCCAGGGCGTGCCAGTTCGCCTGCAGCCAGCCGCCCTTTCCGACGGCCTCGGCGGCGATGGTGCTCTGCTGGGCGACGATGCGCTTCGTGTCCTCGGCGTCCTCGGCCAGCTTCGCGTCGATCTCCTTGAAGTGGGTGGCCTGGTCCAGCTGGTCGACCTGCAGCTTCATGGCGGCCGCCGCCTGCGGATCCGGGGACACGCGGTCGATGACGCCCTTGATCAGGTCCGCGATACCGCCGGCGGCCTGCACCGGGGCACTCACCGCCGCGCCGGCGCCGCCGCCGATCGCCTGCAGCACATCGGAAACGATGCTCATGATTCACTCCTTTCCAGTTCGGGGGTTTTGCTGAAACGTGCCTGCAGCTGCTGCTGGCTCAGCGCCGGCTCGGACTCGATCCAGCGCTTCAGGTACAAGGTGCCGCGGCGCGCCGCCAGCAGGTTCGCGGCCTCGACGGCTTGGCTGTCGAGTTCGTGGCCGTGGGCCAGCAGCATGCCGGTCGATGGCTCAAGCACCGCGTAGCTGCCGTCACCCTCGCTGCAGGCCACGAAGCTGTCGAAGCTGTCCAGCAGGCGCAGCTGGCGGGGGTTGATGTAGCGGTTGCCGTCGCGGTCGAATACGGCGTGCTCGAAGCTCTCGGTGTCGCGGTTAAGAAGATCGGTGTCGCCGCCGTCGACGTAGGGCTGCTCGTCCAGCTCCGCCGGCGCGGCGCGGCCCTCGGCGCGGGCGCGGTGCGCCGCGGCGTCGATGTAGGGCGCGGCGGTCTCTTCGATCTGGTTCGGGTTGAAGCCCTGCTGGCGCTGGCGGGCGTGCTCGCACTCCGTGGCCCAGCGGTGGGCGTCCAGATACTCCATGCCGGCGTCCATCAGCGCGCGCTCGATGCGCTCGTGGTAGTCGTGGCTCTCCCGCAGGTCGAAGTCCCGCTCCTCGGTATTTTCCGGGTTCTCGGGGTTGGTCCAGGTGGCCCGGATCGTGGCCGGGATCACCTTGTCGTGCAGGGAGGTCCGGCCGTCCTTGGACATGCCGGCGGTCAGGCCCACGTTCTGGCCATCTTCGATGGGGAGGCCATCCCGGTTTTCGGATATAGTCATTTCATGTCTCCGCGCTCGCTCGAGACCGTTTTGGCGGTCGCGCTAAGTGCCGTCATCCGGCCGGCGGTGTGGTTCGTGGCTCGGCTCATTGCTGGGCTCCTTGGAGTGCGCCCACGGCGGCCGGCGCAAGTCCTGCTCCCGCGCGTGCCCCGCGTGCACCTCCAGCCGCGAGCCGCGCTTCCGCCGCCTGCTGCAGAGTCTCGCGATCCGCCTGGCTGAGCAGGCCTCCGCCCATGGCATCCTCGGTCGCCGCCACCGCAGCACGACTATCCCGCACCGCCTGGACGCCCCTAGCTAGGGGAATGCGGCTCAGCAGCTCATGGCCGATGGAGCCGCGCACCATCCGCGCCGCGGTGTAGGCGGTGCCGGACGGATTCACCGTCGCGAACTGCGGCTTCAAGCTGATATCGCGCGCCGCCGTCTCTAACCGGCGCAGGCCGGCCAGTTCCTCGGTGCCGAAGATCTCACGCAGGCGCGCCGGGCCGATCTGGTTCAGCGCCCGGGTCAGCGCCGCCTGTGACACCGGGTTGTCTGGGTGGCCGTTCGTCGCCTTCTGGATGATCCAGTCCGCCGCTTGCTGGCGCAGGTCATTCCAGGCCTGCGCGCCGCGGGTCTGCTGGAGCGCGTTGCCCTCGGTGAGCGAGTTCCGCAACGCGCGGATGCCGGCGACGTCGCCACCGAGCACGTACTTCTGCAGGAACTTGTCGGGCTCGACGCCCTTCTCGACCGCGGCCTGCAGCGGGCCGCCCTCGAATTCGGCGAAGCGCTGCCGCGCCGCCTCGCGCGCCGCTGAGAATTCATCGGAGCCCACGGCGCCGAAGACGTCGTCATCGAGGGCTGTGCGGAGCTGGTTCAGCAGCCCGCGCTCGGTGCGGTCGGTGGAGTCGGCGGCGAGCTGGCCGATCCGGCGCCGCAGCAACTCGGCGCCATTGAGGCTGAGGCCCTGCGCCGGCTCGGCTTCCGCGAGGCCCTCGGCCGGCCGGCCAGCACCCTGCAGCAGCTTCTCCAGCACGCCCTGCGCAGCTTGCGCGCGCGGCGCCAGGCCGGCGTCGAGGTAGGGCTTGGCCTCCTCCAGTGCAGTGCGCAGCGCCGTCGGGCGCACGACACCCGTAGCATCCATGCCCGGCCGGTCGGAGATAGCGCGGTAGAGATTGCTCACCGCACCCTGCATCTCGCCGTACTTCGCACGCAGCGCCTGGATCACGCTATCGCCGGCCTCGCGCATATCGCCGGCGGCACCGCCGAACTGGTCACGGAACTGCCCCAGCAGGTCGCGCAGGCGCTGCTGCTGCTGGATGTAGCGGTTCTTCAGGCCCGCGCCCTCAGCCTGCTCGGACAGGTCGCGTTCCGCCTGCCAGTCCGCGAAGTTGCGGGTGACCTGCGCGTTCGTCGGCTCCAAGCCGAGGTCTTCCAGGTTGGCGCGCCGCGCCAGCGCGCCGGCGTCGAGTTCCCCGCGCGCGGCTAGCATCTGCGTCGCCTCCTGCACCAAGCCGGGGGCGTGCACTGGGTCGATGCCATGGTCGGCCAGGGCCTGCTCGATCTGCTGCTGGACGGCGGCGTTAGCGCGGTTCGCCGCCGCGCGCGCGGCCAGGCGCGAGGAGATGGCCGTGCCGACCTTGTAGCCGATGGGGCCGAGCACTCCGCCAGTGATGGCTCCCAGCGCAGCCCCTTCCAGGCCTTCGCCGCGGCCGGCGCCGATCAGGCCACCCTGCGCTGCGCCGGCCAGAGCACCGCGCGCGCCAGCGGCGAGCAAACCCCCGCCACCGCCGAAGGTGAGCGGTAGCGTGGCGGCGACGTTGCCGCCGATGCGCCACCAGTCGATCCCGGCGTCCGGCCCGCGCCCTTCTTCGTAGATGTCATTGCCGACCTGGTTTTGCGCCACGTTCTGATCGGCGGCGCCTTGCCAAGTATCCGTGTCGGTTCCGGGCAGGTGCGAGATGGTGCGGTCGGTCACATTTTTTGCGCCTTCCCAGACGTCGGCCATGCCTCGGCCGAATCGCTCAAGCGAGGTTGGCGCTGCCTGCTTGAGTCCTTGGGCTTCAGCCTGCTGCGGCGTCAGCTGCGCGGCATGCTCCTGGGCCATCCGCATCAGGTCCGCCGACTGAAGGTGCGGGCGCTCAACCGCCGCAGCATCGCCGCCGAGGGTGGCCTTGGGAATCTGGGGCGATTCCTGCACTTGCTGCAGTGCCGCCTGAAGATCAAAAGCCATGGTTACTTCCTCCCCATCTTCGAAGCGATCCGGTCGAGCGCGCCGGCTGGGTCATCGGCAACCTTCGCGGACACCTCCTCGTGCTGCTTCCCGTCCGGGCTGACGTAGGCGTAGTTGCCCTTGCCGTCGCCGAGCAGGTGCCAGCCCTTGCCGTTGATCGGCGGCTGGCCGCTTTCGGTCGAGGCCTTCTGCGAGGCGGCGTCCCAGGCCTGCGCCGGCGCGGCAGCGGATGGCTGCGCTGCCGGCTCCGGCTTCGTCAGCGCACCACCGAGGCCTTGCTGTTGCGCGTAGCCGCTGACCGTGGCGACGGTGGCCCTGGGGTTCTTCGACTTCTCCAGTTCGGTGATGTCGTGCTGAGTGAAGGGGATCGCCGCCTTCACCTGGTCGATCATGTCGGAGGCCAGCTGCTTCTGCTCCGGGCTAAGGCCGACGTTCGCCTGCGTCGCCTCGAGCGCTTGCTCGAAGGTCTGGCGGGCCTGCGCCACCTTGCGCAGCCGGGTCAGGTAGGTCTCGCCAGGCTGGAAGGCGAGGTGGTTGGTGACGGCGCTGACCAGCGAGCCGGCCGGGGCCAGGCCCTGGCTTTCCATCATGGCGGCGGCGCGGCCGAGGCCGTCTTGCATCACCGCGTAATCCTGCTGGTTCTGGCTGGAAATCTCGCGGGTGAGGAAGTTCTTCGGCGCCGCCAGCAGGCCGTGTTCCTGCTGGCCGCCGAGGCCGAGCAGGCCGGTGTTGGCCGAGATCGGCAGTTCCATCACGTTCTTGAGATCCTGCAGGCCCTCTTTCGCCGCGGAGAGGATGCGGGCGTTCATCACCGCCTGCCGGCCGCCGCCCCCAGCACCACCAGCGCCGGGCGGCGACTTCAGCAGGCCCATGCCCTGCAGTGCGCTGGCTGCCTGCTGCGCTGTCATCGGCGTGCCGTCTGGATTGGTATGGGTCCGCGCAAACTGTTCGATGTAGGCCTCTTCCTGGGCGATCTTGCCGCCCTCGGCCGCAGTTGCCGCCAGAGCATCCTGCCGGCGAGCTTCGGCTTCATGGAAGGCCTCGGTGGAGCGATCAAGCGCCATCTTCTCGCGCTCCGCTGCAGTGGGCGCTTGTTCGATGATCTGGAAATTTCCCTTGCCGTCCTCGATGAGGATGCGGTCACCGGCCATGGTGACCTTCTTCTGCGGCTGGTAGTTGATCGGATCAGAGCCGAGGGCGTGCATCGCCTGCACGATTTCCTGATCGCCCTCCTCGCCGCCGGAGAGGTAGTGCTGCATCGCCTTTTCCTTCACCCCCGGCGAGTTCAGGATGTTGTAGAAGGTGTGCAGGGTGCCGAAGTGGTTGAACAGCCCGTCGAGGGCGGCGGTCTTGACGTTGGCGTTCTGGGTGTCATCGGGGTGCGCGAGGAAGTGGCCGTCCTCGCTCATCAGCGGCCGGTACTGCGTGCCGATCCGGCCGTCCGCACCCTTGGTGGTGATCTGCACCACCGGCACGACGTGCGAAGGATTGCCCGGCGCCGGCGTCAGCGCCGCCAGCTTGGCGTCGGTAATCTCGCTGCCGTCGTAGGCGTGCTGGCCGACCAGGCTTTGCAGGCTGGGCTGCACCGCGTGGCTGAAGGCGCTCATCAGCTGCGAGGTGCCCTTCCCCTGCTGCTGCGCCTGCATGCCGTCGAGGATCGCCTTCACCTCGCCGCCAACCGGAGACATCGAGTTCGGCGTGTCGATAAAGTCCGAGACCGGCCGGCCGGTGGCGCTGACCACGGCGGTGCCGAGTTCCTTCGGATCGAGGTCGCTCAGCGAGCGGCGGCCGTTGTGGAGGTCATCAAACACCGCGTCGCGCTGGCCGGCGGCCTCGATCAGCTTGGGGCCGAGGATCTGCTGCTGCGCGGCGCGCTCGGCGTCGCGGAGCTGGGATACCCGCTGGGTTAGCTGCTGCTTCTGCTGCAGCTGTTCGTCGCTGTAGGAGGTGCCTTGCGGCAGCTTCGAGAAGTCGCGGTACAGGTAGTAAAGCTGCTGGTTGGCGTCGGCCTTCTGCTGCTGGATCACCTGCAGCGCCTGCTGGGCCTGATTCTGCTGGAACGCCTGCTCCCGCAGCTGCTCGTCGCGGCTCTGCAGGCCGAACTCCTGCTGCCGCATCTTGTGCTCGAAGTCCTGCTCCTGGGACCTCTGGGCAAGCTGGACGCCGGTCGAGTAGGCGTTGACCAAGCCGGCACCTTCGCTGGTGAAATCGGGCATCGTTACTCTCCCGCCGCGGCCGCGCCGCCGCCGCTGAAAAAGCTGCCGGTGGATTCGGAGACGCCGGTGTAGTTGCTGCCGCCGCTTCCGCCTGCGCCGCCGAAGAAGCCCCCGGTCAGGTTCTTGCCGAGCCAGCCGAACAAGCCGCTGCTGCTGTCGCTGGACTGCGTCGCTTGTGAGGCCTGCGCCGCGCGCGCGCTGTCCTGCTGCTTCGAGTTCTCCAGCGCCTTGGCGTCGCGCGGATCCTGCTGCGCCTGCTGCTCCATGTCATCGCTGATCTGCTGATGCGCATCCTGCTTCTGTGTGTCCTGCAACGACTTGTAATCGCTGGCATGACCGGCCAGGGCCGTTACCAGCTGGATCGGCGCATCGCGCGCCTGCTCCCGCTGTTCCCGCTGCTGCACCAGCTGGTCGGCGGAGTACTTCGACACGTTCGAGAGCCCCTGGAAGGCGCCCTGTTCCTGCTGCACTGCGAGATCGAGAAGTCCCATGATCAGCCTCCGGCCAGGACCTGCTGCTGGGTGGCATAGGTCTGCTGCGCGGCAGCGTTGGCGGCGCCGGCCTGGACCGCGCCTGCGTTCAGCTGCTGCTCTTTGTTGAGGGACGCCTGCTGGAGCGGCGTCAGCTTGATGCCCTGGCTGGCCAGCATGCGCTGCGTGGTGGCCTGCGCGGCGTGGCCCTGCTGGGCGGCGTTGGCTTGCGCCTGCTGGCGCGCGTACTGCACCTGGTTGGGGTCCTCGGCGTAGTTGATGAGCTGGTCCTGCAAACCGTAGGCGGCGTTCGTCGCCTGCTGCCACTGCAGGTTTGATAGGTTCGCCAGCTGCACCGTCTTCGGGTCGTACTGGACGTTGGTGCCGCCGCCCATGAAACCGCCGCCGATGCCGCCAATGATGAGTCCGGCCAAGGCACCCCACGGTCCACCCTGAGAGCCGCCCTCGGCCGCGCCACCGATGGCCCCTGCTTCCGCACTCTGCCCGCTGTAGCTCATCCCATACCTCCACCACCGCCCCCGCCGCCTCTGGCCATGCCCTGGATGCCGGAACCGAACAGGGTGGTGGAAATCTGGCCCACCTGGGCCTTGCGGCTGTTGTCGATGTCGGTGGCGATCTGCGCTTCCTGCTGCTCTTGGTTCGCTGCCGAAGCCAGTCCCTGCAAGCCGATCTGCGCGCTGGCGTTGTCGTTACCCAGCGCTTTCGTCACCGCGCCGAGGTAGGAGCGCTGCGCATCGGCGTCGGCGCCGGTGATTCCGCTGCTGCGCGCCGCGGCATCCATCTCGCCGCCGTGCACGATGTCGGCGGCGAAGGCACCGGAACCCGGAGCCGCTCCTTCCTGCTCGTGCCTCTCAGTCAGGGCGCCGCTCACCTGCTGGGCCTGCACCGATGCCGCCGAAGCCTGCTGGCCTTCCGCAATGTCCTGCATCCCTGCGCGGTTGTTCTCGTTCTGCTGGGTATAGAAGGCATTCAGGGGCATCACCGTCTTGATGTAATGCCCGACCTGCGTGTTGACGTTGTCGTTGTACTGCTGCTGCGCCGGCGTGGTTTCCGTCGCTTCCTTGTTAAAAATTCCCATGGGCCCTCTCCATGATGTAGGCGCGCACCTTCCAGCCGCGGCGCTGGAAGCCATTGCGGCTGGTGACACAGGCGAGTTCGGTTCTGGTGGCGGCGGCGATCTGGTCGAGGTCCGGCAGGTGGGTTTCGATGCAGGCCTGGCCGCCGTCGCGCGCCGCCGCGGCCCACACCACCAGGTCACTGCCCTGTTGCCGCAGCACCAGGAACATCCGCTCGGAGCCCACCAGCCACGCCTCGCCGCGCAGGCAGGCGCGGCGCAGGTCCTCGGGCGTCGAAGAGCTGCCGCACAGCGCCTTCGCCAGCAGCGGGCCGGCCTCGGGCCAGGTTTGCAGTACCGGGAAGCGTTCGAGGCTCACTGGAATTCCTCCACGGCCTCGGCGGCCAGGCAGTCCATGATCCGGTTCGAGCCGGTGTCGGTGATCCCCAGGCTGTACTCCATGCCCGGCTCGATGCCGCTGGCGGTGTTGAAAGAATCGCCGGTGGTCGGCGGCGGCCCGTTGTAGAGCACGCCGTTCTCATTGCTGAGGGTCACCGTGATGCCGGTGTACCCGGTGCGCGAGCGCAGGCGCAGGAAGCCCGGCAGCATCTGCCAGGGCATCAGGAATAGGTTGCGCAGCCAGCGCTTTGCGCGCTGCGTCGGAGAGCCAGGGTAATCCCACTGCGACACCACGTTGGAAGGCGCCGACACCACTGCGCCGTTCACCGGGTAGAGAGATTGATCCGGCACCAGGAACAGGTTGTCGAAGTTCGGGTCGTTGTAGGCGCACGAGACATGCACGTCGATCTCTACCAGGCCGAAGCCGTTCGGATTCGGGTCCAGCATGAAACTGTAGTTGTTGCCCTTCAGGTCGGTGCCCCAGAAGAAGTACAGGTCCTGGTGCACTGTCGCCTTGATCGACGAAGGGTTGAGCTGCTGCCACTGCTCGTAGGTGAACAGCGGCATGCCGACGATGCGGATCAGGTCGAGGTCGCCCTGGCCGCGGTAGTAGCAAAGGCCGTTGCCGCTGGCGTAGATCGCGCCTAGAACCTTGTGCACCGCCACGCTGCGCTTGCTCACGCAGCCCTGCACCGCCTTTTCCTTGACCATGAAGAACTGCGAGGGGTCGTTGCCGTAGGCGACATAAGGGTTACCGGTGGTGAGGATCAGGCCGGCGTTGGCGAACACCGCCAGGGCCACGATGGGGAAGTCGGTGGTGTACTGGTACTCCACCGGCCACGCCTGCGGGAAGTTCGGCACACTGAGGCACAGCGTATTGGCGAAGAACCCGGCCATGATTGCGTTCGGCAGGGCAATGATGCCGACCATGTTCGCTGGCGGCGGCGCCCACACCGGGTTGCCGGAAGGCAGCGTGCCATCCAGGGCAGAATCCAGCGCGGTATCCTCGTAGGTGATCGAGGCGGTGCCCAGGGCGGTCGCCTGGAAGGTGCCGTGGGCGCCGGAGGTGCCGCCGGTCAGCGTCTCGCCCAAGGTGAAGGGCCCCGACACGCTGCTCAGCTCCAGCACCGGCGTATTCCAGGCCAGCACCGTGCCGGTAGCACCTGACTTCGAGCCGGTCACCGTCTCTCCCACGGTGAAAGCGCCGGTGATCCCGCTGAGGGTCATCGCCGCGAAGGTGGTGACGTACTCGTAGACCTCGGAAGTGCCGCCGGTGTTGACCAAGCGCCACAGGTCCATCGTGAAGGCGCTGACGCCGTTCGCAGCATCCGGGGCGATCACCACCGTCGCTGGCCCGAATGTGTTCGGCGTCGTGTTGGTGTTGAGGTAGACCGTCACCAGATTCGACGGCGGGCTCGGCGCGGACCCTTGATCAAAGATGTTGTTGTAGGTAGTGACGTAATCGGTTGTTTCGCCGGTCACCTGTGCGCCGGGCTGGGTCGAGGTGATGTAGATATTCTGGATATCGACCGTGTTCTCGTTGTTGGAGTTGCCGCGATGGTTGAGGCCCACGGCCATCTGCTCGCCGCCATAGGGCACGAAGCCGGAGACGGTGGCGATGACCGTGCCCGGCGTGGCCTGCAGTGCCAGGGTAGCGGTGACGTTGAAACCCTGGGTAGTGCCGGCAGTCACCGCGGCGGCGGCGATCGTGATCCGGTAGTAGGTGTTATGGCTGATCGTCAGGCCAGTGTGCTGCGCCACGACGGTGCCGTTCATGGCGCCGCCGTTGGTGCCGCTGGAGGTGCTGAAGAGCGTCAGGGAGCCGTCGCTGGGGCTCGCCACCACGCAGGGACCGTTGAGGCGGGCGAATGGCGTCTGGCCATTGTAAGTGCCGCAGAACTGCATCAACAGGTCCGGCGCCGCCCCACCGCTGTCGTTGGGGTTCACGTCGGCCTGCATCGTCCAGCCACTCGACGTCTTCAGGTTGAAGGGGTCGGTGCTGTAGTAGATGTAGGTGTCGCCCTGGCCGGACGAGATGATCCACTGCGTGCCGTCCTGGGAGAAATGGCCGTAGCTGCCGGCGCCGTTATCGAACGGCGTCGGCTGCCAGGTCTGCGCGCTGGTGTTGGTCAGCGTCACCAGGCTGTTGTAGGTCGCGCCGGTGCCGCTGCCGCCGTTCAGGTTGCCGCTCGCCGGCGGCGCCGCGGTGTAGAAGCCGGAGAACGTCGAGTAGAGCTGGACATCGGCAATGGAGCCGCCGGCGCCGATCTGGGTGACTTTTAGCTGCGCCGGCGGGAGCCCGAACACCACCGTGCCGCCGGGCACCGTCAAAATGTCGCCGATTCTGTAGTTCTGGCCTGCGGCATTGATCAGCGCGGAGTTGACGTAACTCGGCTGGCTGTACTCGAATGGCTGTGTCGGGCCCGTCGGCGCGCCGGGGGCGGTCACCACCGGCGCCACTGTGGCGGCGTTCACCGCCAGCGGGAAGGTCTTGTAGGGGTATGCGAACTGCGGGCTCGCCCCCTGCTGGCTCGGATCGGTGGCGTAGAACAGCGTGGTCTGCCTAGGCTGATCCAGGCCGGTGATGAAGGTGCGCACCGACTCGTCGCCGGGGATGGTGCCCAGCGACACGTCGATACAGACGCCTTGCATCACTTCGGACTGAAGCCACTGCAGCCAATAGGTGTTGCCGGTGGTTGGGTCGCGCATCAGCCACAGCGTGTTGAACGGCGCCGGTGACTTCGCCAGCGTGTAGGGGTTGCCGATGTCGTTGAACCCTTCCAGATTGCCGGTGGACACCTTGGCATTCAGCACGTCAGTGCCGAAACCATCCGGAAGGTGCTGGGCTGCGCAGAAAGGTAGCATTCCGCGGGGCTTGAGCATGCCGAACTTCATCACGCCCCCCGGAGATAATGGAAAAACGTCGCCGCGGTCAGCGACGTGTACGGAATCATCGCAAGCCCGATCTTCGTGGGTGCTCTGATGAAAGCACTTGCCGACGTGGTGTTGTACAGCAGCATATTGTTCAGATCGGTGCCGGCATAATAGTAATAGTTAGTACCGTCCCAATGGATTTGCATGAACCACGTCGTGACGGCGACAGAGATGTTTGTTCCGTCGGAGTTGTAGCTGGTAGCCGAGTTGGCCATGTTGTTGGCCTGCATCTGATAGGTTCCACCGGAGAAGGTGAACTGCCCCAGAATGAATTTGCCCGTGGCATCGCCTACGCACAGCGCAACGGCACCGAGATTGCCGTTGAGCTTGTTGATGTAGACGCCCATTTGCACCGTGAACGTCGAGCCCGACACGGCCGTGTTGTCCCACAGCAGATAGGCGTTGTAGGAGCCAGATGTTGATGGTGCTTTCAGAACTATGCCAGTAGACGTGTCCGCCGCCGTTCCGCTGGGCGGCGTATTGGCGATGGTGAAGCTGGCCAACTTTGGCTGGGTGTAGGGCGATCCGCCGCCGCCAGCGGCCCATCCAGGAAGACCGCTGCCGCTTACCGTCAGCACCTGGCCGGAGCTTCCAATGCCGAGGGACGTCCAGCCCGTAGAGCCGCGGTAGAGCATGCTGCCGACGACGTTGCTGAAGACCTCATCCAGTATTGGGCTCAGACCTGCGGCGCCCCACGTAGTGGGCCCGCGGATCAGCAGGTCGTACTCGGTGTTGCCGAATACGGCATCAAGCAAAGCCGAGGGCGCGACGCCGACAGGTTCTGCCGTGGCTCCGCTGATGTTGGCCAGCACCTCATCGTTGGCGATCACGGTGATCGGCAGCGGGTCGATGAAGATGATGGTCGAGGTTAGCGCCACACCGATCTGCCAGGGCTCAGCGACGGCGGGGATGATCTGGGTCAAGCCGCCGCCGATATTGACGTAGATCGGCTCGCCAGCACTCCAGGCCCATGCGGGGTTCTGTATGGTTTCGCCGATACTGGCTAGCGACACCGGTTCGCTGACAGCGGCGGTGGCGGATGCGATGCCGACAAGGCTCTGCAGCGTGGCAGGGCTGGACGCCGACGCGATGCCGGCAGTTTTGTTGCCGACTGCGTAGACCGGGGCATACTTTGGAATCGGCACCGTCGCTGCGTAGACCTGACCGCTATCATCGAGCAGGGCTTCGACCTCCGCGTTGAGCTCACTCAAGGCATTGCTGATTGCGTCCAGCTCGGTTTGCGAAGCTGCTGAACTCTGCGCTTCGGCGGTGCTGCTGGAGAGAGCCGACAGCTGCTGCGCGAGGTTGCGAATGTTCTGGATGACAGCCGGGTGTGTCCTGGCTCCCATGTCATCCAGGATCGAGGCCTTGTTCACACCGGCACCACTGACAGCGCGTCGATCTGGGCGAACTGGCCGTCATAGGGTTGCATGACGACGATGGGAAGGGCCGGGTTGTTGTCGACGGCTTCCAGGTTCGAGGAATTGGAAATCTCGCTGCCGTCGATGGAGCTCGCGGTCAGGGTAAGGGTGGCGCCAGCGTTGATCTGCACTGTCTTCTGGTAGTCGATAGTGGTGACCGCGGAAATCTCGCTGCCGCTGTTGTTGCGATTAATGTAGTAGACCTGCGGCGGATCGGAGATTTCGAGTTGATAGACATTCCATTGGTCGTTGACTGGTGATCCACCAACCTGCCAGAAGGCGCCGTCATTGGTGCCTCCGGTGTAGAGCTTCGTCTCCACCACGCCCCGGGCCAGCAGCAGCGCGTTGTACTGTCCGCTTGGAGCTCCGTGAAATACGATGCTGCTGGTGGTGCTCTCTGCACAGGTGCAGCTCGACGGCGGAGAGGGCCCGAGGCATGGCAGCTTCCAGCTGAGGCCGGCCAGCTGCGCCGCCAGGTTGATCGTGTAGGCGCCGCCGCCGACCGGGCTATTGAGCATGTCCGGGCTGGTAGCGATGGCCTGGATGGTGCCAGTCTCGTACACATTGACCGGCGCGCTATAGAGCGGAGATTCGATGGTGGGCGTCGAGCCATCGGTAGTGTAGTAAATCGCCGCGCTTGGCGTGGCGCTGGCAATACCCACGGCCTGCGGCACGGCGTAGGTGCCGGGCGGCGGCGACAGTGCTGGAGTTGCTGTGGACTGCACCGATACTTCATTAGAGGTTGCCGAGGCCCCGCTGATGTTGAAGGCAGTCACCGTGAAAAAGTAACTGCCGCCACCATTGAAGTTCGGCACCTGCAAGGCCGTCTCACGATATCCGGTCAGGTACGGCTGCTCCTGTCCCGACTTCGAGGCCACGTTGATTCTGTAGTACGCGGTGCCGGGTGGGGCACTCCACGACAGATACATCAGGGTGCCGTCGGTCTCCACCGACAGCACCGGCGCCAGCTGAGGCAGGTAGGCCTGCGGCCGGGCCGCCACGGTCTCCGTGTTGATACCGGCGCGCGGGTCGGGATAGCGCGCGATCACCTGCACGTAGTAGGGACGCCCGGTGATCAGGTTCCAGACGATGTAGCTGGTAGCGGTGATGTTCTTCGCCACGCGGACCAAGTTGTCCGGACTCGCGCCGCAGAACACGTCGTAGCCAAGGACGCCCTCCTGCGCCGTCCAGGACAGCGCCAGCATCTCGTCACCGGGGATCACGGTGAGCTGGAATGAAGCATCGGTCTGCGTCGGATCGTCGTAGCCGTAGCCGGCCCAGCCGCCCTGCTGCGGATAGTAGGCTTGGTCGCTCACGTGTAGCGCCTCCCGCCCCGCGCATAGCCGCGCCGCATCCAGGCGCGCGGTGCCGGCGTCGAGTCGTTCTGCGCCAGCCGGCGGCCGCGCATGATCTCGTCGTTGAATAGCTTGGCGTTCTTCGCCGCCTTCCCTTCGTTGTAGTAGGGGTTCTGGTCGCCAGCCTCGTTGCCGCCTTGGCCGTGAATCCACGCCAGCGCGCCATAGCCGATGGCGCGGTCGAACTTGCGCATCAGCTCGTCGGGAATCCACACCGAGCCGTAGACCGGCTGCACCACCACCTCGGGCATCACGGTGTAGGCCTTGTCCGGCGGCGGCGAGAATTGCACCACGCCCTCGGGGATGTAGCTGATCGCCCAGGGCTGCGCCGCAGAGAGATTCGGGTTCACCTGCGTGCCGTACGGGAAGGCGCCGGGCTGGATGCCGCTGGGGCCCTGGATCTGCCAGTGGCGCAGCCCGATCACCTCCTCGGAGGGATTCAGGCCGGTGCAGGTCTCGGGCGTCAGAACGTATTGGTCTATGCCAAGCTGGGTCTGGAAGGTCACCACGCGCCGGATGAACTGCGTGGATTGGCAGAACTCGCGCGCCGCACGCAGCAGCGCGTAGGCCATGGTCGGGTTCGGGCACCCGCGGCATTCCCGCCTGATCTCGCCGTAGAGTTGTCGGACTTCGGCCATGGGCTTACTCCGTCGTCTTCAGCTGCTGCGCGGGCAGCGGCTTCTCGGCGACTTCCGCCTGGATGCGCTGGGCGATCTTTGCGTCGAACTGCCGGAAGTGGAACGCCGCCTTGGCGCGGTCGCCGCGCGGAGTGTTCTTCAGCCAGGCGCAGCCGAGCACGCAGTTGAGCGCCGGCATGCGGTAGGCCTCGGTGAGGCCGAAGGGATCGTTGACCGAGGTGGCGTCGGCGGTGTCGTAGCCGTAGTTCAGCCATACCTGGCCGTTGCCAGTGTTCGGCGGGTAGACGCGCACCCTGAGCGGATCCTGTGGATCCGGGATGACGTGCTCAACCAAGTCGGTCGGCGGGGCCGCGTACCAGTCCGGATCGGCGTCAAACATCGCCTCGGCGCTGACGTTGCTGATGCCTTCTCCGGACACGTTCGCCGGCATGCGCAGGAAGGTGACGCCGTCTTCGGTCGGGATCTGTTGCTCGACGCCGGCCACGAGAGGGAACTTGACCGGCTTGGTCAGCGCGTTGGGGTACTCGGAGAGCACCGCGGTGCGGAACAGGTTGTACCAGCCGACCAACTCGGTGTCGGTCCAATACTGCACTGCGCCCGTATCGTTTAGGGCGAAGCGCGCCTGGTTCATGAAGGCGTCGGCAATCGTGATTGCCATGAGGCTCCTCTTAGCGTCCTGTCGAACGCTGGGAGCCCGAAACGCAGCTAGGCCAGCGGTGAAATTCTACCTCTATTGCGAAATTTTCTCTAAGGATTTCGCAATCGAACCGATGTCTCTCAGCAGGTCCAGGCCCACATGCAGGCCCAGCCGGCAGATGTCTTTCCCGATCTCCGGCATCTCCTGGTCGGCGTCGATGACGCGCTCGACGGCATGGAAGAGCCGCTGCAGGGTGTCCTCGTTCATGGCGCCTCCATGTAGGCCAGCCAGGTCCCTTCGATGCGTCGGATCGGCCAGCGCTGGGTCTTCACGTAGCCGTCCAGTACCGCCGACACATCCACGTCGTTGCGGTCGTGGTCGTCGTGCCAGATCACCAAGCCGCCCGGCTTCAGGGAGGCCAGGGCCAGGTAGGTGTCCCTCTCCACGCCGTTGGTGGAGTGGTCCCCGTCGATGAACACCGCATCCAGCCAGCGGACCTCGTAAGGCTCCACGGCCAGGGAGCCGCGCGGCCTCACCAGCAGGCTGAAGCGCGGATCATCGGCTGCAAGCTCGCCGGGCTGCCGCGGCACCTCTCCGCGCTGTCGGGCGTGCGCCGTAATCGAGCCGGGCGGGATGTCCACACCGATGTACTGCTCGATGCCGGGCACGCTGTTGAGCAGCACCCGGGCGGTGCGGCCGTTCTGGCAGCCGATCTCCATCACCCGCTTGCGGCCCTTGAGCAGCCGCGCCAGCGCTCCGAGTTCAGTCGGCGACTGGAACAGGCCCCGGACCGCTTCTGGCACGCCGTGCCAGTTCAGCGGCGCCGGGTCGGCAGCTTCCATGGCGCGGCGCGGCGGCAAGCTGGCGATGCGCTCGAGGAAGCCGTCCACTCGCGCCAGCGCCAGCTTCAGGTCGATAGCCTTGGGCGTGTTCTCGTGGCCCAGGTAGTTCGCCGGCTGGATCGGCTCGATCGGCAGGTAGGCGGAGTGGCGAAGTCCCGCAGCGAAACTCTGCGCGTTCTCGTAGCTGCCGAACACGCACACCAGCGGCGTCCCCACGGCCTGCGAGAGCGGCGCCATCATACCCGGAGCAGTGATGGTCAGCGTAGCCAGAGTGGCCAGGCCGATCAGCACCTCGGTCGGGACGCCCTTGTGGAATTTGGCGTCGGCCGGCGGATCGCAAACCGCATTCTCGATGTCCGGGTTGGTGAGGTCGGCCACGCTCACCAGCGGCAGCGCCTTGCGGATGTGAGCCGCGATGGCCAGGTAGGCATCGTGGTCCGGGTTGCGCTGCAGCAGGTTCGGGTATTCGGCGCGCCGGGTCAGCGGCCGCACCACGGCGAAGGCGCCATTGATGCCAGCTTCGCCCAGCAGTTTCCGCGCCGCCTTTCGCCACTCCTCCGGCACCGGCAGGCTGAAGTCCCTGGTGGAGAGGTTGTGGCACATCGTATCCACGATGCTGCCGTGCTCCAGCACGCCGCCACCGAGGTAGCCGACGTGCACGGTATTCGTGCGCATCCCCGGCGGCGGGTGGTGGCCGGAGAAGGCCTTGGCCGAGACCTTCTCGTTCTTCGCCTGGGTGTAAAGGGCGGAGTTCGGCTTCAGCAGAGTCAGGCCCTGCTCAATCAGGTCGTGGTACAGCTGCGGCCAGGGAGTCGACAGGTAGGTGGGCCCCTTGGTCATGAAGTGCCGCACCAGGGCGCGCTGGTGCACGCAGTCGCCGAAACCGTGCATGCCGGCGATGTAGGTGATGATCTCGTGCTCGCGCGTCGGGACGGCGACGTGTCCGTGCTGGATGTAGGCGCCCTGGTGCAGGGCACCGCGCACCACCACCGGAGGCTCCGCCGGCAGGACCGCCTGCGCCGGCGCCACGCGGCGGGCGACGCGGGTCGACAGCCGATGGTCGTGCCCGGGCACCACGATCCTGCCGTTGCGGACGAAGGCCATCAGGCGCCCTTCAGCACTTCGCGCTTGCCGCCGGCACCCTTGGCGCTGACGACGCCGGCCGCCTCCAGCTGGTCCAGCAGCTCATTCGCCTTCTCCAGATTGATGCCGAGCTTCTGCTTGAGGAAGGAGGTGTTGGTCTTGCCGGTCTCCAGCACCAGGGCGCGGGCCTTGTCCAGCAGCGCGTCGCCGCTCTCGCCGCCGTTGGCCTTCCCTTCCTCGGTCAGGGCCAGGGCCTCGATGTGTTGTTCGAACATGCCGCGCACTGTGGCGCGCAGCGACTCCAGGTCTTCGACGGGGTCGAGCTGGATGCTCAGGCTGTTGGCGTCGCAGAACTCCTGCAGTTCGCCGACATCCTCGACCGCCGCGATCTGGTGGTAGGCGTCGTCAAGCTGCTGTTGCAGGTTCTCGACGGCCGGCATCGCCAGCAGGGCCTCGCGGCGCGCCTGGAGGTTCCGGGTCTCGGTGTCCTGGTCCTGGATGCGCTTCTTCTTCGCCGCATCGGCGTAGGAGCGCTGCGCCTCCAGTGTCTCCTGCGTGCGCACGGCGGCGCGCTGCGCGGACTGCACATGCGTCGCCGGCAGGGCGTTGGAGGGCCGGTAGTGCTTGTTCTGGGCCAGGGTCGGGTTGTAAACCCGCACGACACCCTGGTAGGGACCGCTGCCGATCAGGTACTTCGGCGTGATGCCCTTGGGGCGGCTGGACTGGACCTCGACGTAGCCGGTGACATTGCCATCATCGTCCAGCACGGGCTTGAGGGCCGCGCCGGTCTTGCCGGCACGGAAGGCGGAAGGGTCCACTGCGCCGCCTTCGGCGGGCACGCGGACTGCGGTGGGGCGCAGGGTCATGACTTCTCTCCCAGCTTGGCTTCGAGGGATTCCGCTTTGGCCGCTTGTCCCTTCTGGTAGGGCATCCACTCGCAGTAGTTGCCGCCTTCGGAGGGCTCCGCGCCGTCTTGGATGAGAGTCACTGACGTGCGACTGTGCGAGTTTCCGTTGGCATCGAACACCGCCAGGTTCACGCAGTGGTCACTGTGAACGAAGGCCACGATCGCGGCGCAAATCGGTGTCGGCGCGAAGTCCGCGGATGCCTGGAAACTGTGCGGGTGGTACCAGACCACGCGACCGATGGTGGGTTTGATCATGATGCTTCTCCGTGGGCAAGCTTGGATTTCAGCGCGTAGCCTTCCAGTGCCCAAATCTGGCGGCGCGCATCTTCGCGGGCGATCTTGCGGCCCAGGTCGGCATCGAAGTTCTGCCGCGATGCACAGGCACTCTTCCCGACGACGGTGTAGCCGTTGCGCAGGACCAGCACGCAGATGGTCAGGCACTTCAGGCTGTCGTATGCCAACTGGGCGTTGTAGTCGCCGGGCAGGAATTTCGTGTCGTGCACGATGACATCGTTGCCGTTTCGATCAGCCTCGACCGTGGCCAGATAGGTTTCCGAGATGATCTGCTTCTCGATCAATTCCGGCGTGAGGCGCGGCGCGGTCAGGCCTTTGGCCTGGATTTCAGCTTCGATTGATTGTTCGCTCATGTCTTCCTCTGCGGGTGGCGGTTGTTGAAAAGAGGCGGAGCCCGAAGGCCCCGCCCCTGTGTCGGTCAGCGGCCGTTGTAGCCGCCTTCCTCCTTCTGCTGCTCCATGGCGAGCTTGACGGGGACGCCCATCTCGACGCGGGCCTTGCCCTTGCTGCGGGCATTGCCTTCGAGCGGGTCCTCGCCGACGCTGGCCACCGGGACCGCGATGCGGCCCTGGTTGGTGCCGGGCATGCCCGGCTTGCCGTGGATCATGTCGCTGGGGTGCAGGTTCTCCATGACGCTCTCTCCTTTTCCGGGCTTAGCCCACGCCCGGGGTGACGTACAGGTTGCCGAGGTAGGTCGGCTCCACCACCTGGTACCCGAACGCGCAGACCGAGTGGATACCCATGCCGATCTGGTTGACGAGCTTCACCGTGTTGGTGTTGATGAACTGCGAGGCCCAGTAGTAGCCGGAGGGGTGACCGAAGATCACGTCCCAGCACTTCAGGCCCGTCGACGGATCGGTGACGACCGTCTGCAGGTTGCTCTGGTAGATGAGGAAGTCGTCGGTGCGACCCACGCGGCCGGTGCGCAGCGGGGACACCGCGTCGCCGGTCTCGTAGGCGTACTTCAGCTCCGAGTTCTTCATCTTGCGGACCAGCCACGACGGCAGGACGATCCAGCGGCGGCCGTCGCGCGGCACCTTGGCTTCGTCCAGCACCTGGCCGCCGGCGAGGAACACCGAGTCGACCACGTTGCCGCTGTTGATGGACAGCGGGTGACCCACGGAGCCGAGGTCCACGTCCTGGCTGATTTCGCCGGCGGCCGAGCCCTGGTTCTGCGGGGCGACCATGCCGGGCACCGCCGCCAGCTGGTTGGTGTCCATCGCCTCCATCGTCTTCTGCACCGCGTCCTGGGTGAAGATGTCGAAGAGGTCGATGTCGGACTGGTAGCGGTCGACGTCGTCGGCCTGCACCGCCCAGTAGAGGCCCTGGTTGATGACCAACTCGGTGGCGTTGGTCGAGGGGACCTGGTACAGGATGGTCTGGCCGATCTCGTAGGGCGAGACGGTGATGTCCGGCACGCGCCGGATGTGCACAGCGTCGCCGAGCTTGCTGATGGTGCCCTCGACGCTGGTGTCGGCGATCTCGCCGAAAACGGTAGTGTTGTAAAACTTAACGGTAAGCTGCGTATCCCACCACTCCGGGATGAACGCGCTGCTGCCGGCGGACGAGTAGTCCGGGTATCCGGCGGCGCGCGGGATGCCGCTTGCCAACTGGCCGGTTGCCATTTGGTTGATCTCCTATTGCATCAGCGCTGCTCGGCGGCCAGTGAGGCGCGAGCGCGAGCATCCGCTGCAAACATGTTGGTGATTTCCTGCTTCCTTTTCGGATCGCGGGTCAGCTTGAATTCCCTGGTGAGGGCATCCGCTTGGGGACGCGTCAACAGGTCCTTGTTCGCTGCAGTACTGCTTCGCTGCGGGAGACCGGCGCCGGCGGCGGGCGGTCGAGTCGTCGGCTGAGCACCACGCGGGGTGCGAGCCGGTTGGGTCTGGGGCTTCGTGGCGAGGTAGTCCAGGTAGACCTGCGCGCACGCTGCGGCGGCATCGGGGATGCGCGGCAGGGCGAAGGCGCGGCTCAGCACGTCGCGGTAAGGCTGGCCGGAACGCGGCTCGATGGTGATGTCGAGCCAGCCGGACTGGGTAACGCGGCCGCCGACCACCACGCCGGAGAATTCCGGGTTGGAGTCGATCTGGCGCCATCCCTTGATCTGCTGGTTGGCGTCGAGCGCGGCGAAGATGGCGTCGCTGCGGCTCTGCCGGGTTGAGGCGTTGAAGCTGTCGAGCTTCGACTCGAGCGGCGCCAGCTTCTGCTTCAACGCGCGCTCGATGGCGGCGCTTGCCTCCGTGCGCGCGGCGATGATCATGCTCTTGCACTGGTCGTCGCCCAGCACCTTGCGCTGCTCCGGACTGAAGCGCGAGGCGATGTCGGCCTCGGTGACCACCGACGCCTGCTGCGTCTCGCGCTCGCGCTCCAGGGTGGAAAGGCGCTGCGAGGTCTCGGAATGCTGGCCCTGCAGGCGCGACACCTCCTGCGCCAGCTGGTTGGCGCGGATGGAGTCCGCGCTCTGGGCCTGGCGCGAGCGGTTCAGCGCCTGGTTCAGGCGCTCGATCTCGGCGCGGGCCTGCTCCAGCTCGTCGTTCGACAACGGCGCCGGGGGCTGCTGGTAGTCCTGCTCCAGCGGCGGCTGCTCGTACTGCTCTTCCAGCACCGGCTGCGGCGACTCTACCGCCGGCGGCGGATCCTGCGGCAGCACCACCGGCCGGCTATCTACGATGGCCGTGCGCGGCGGCGGGGGCGGCTCGCTGCCGGCGGCCTCGCTGGTCTCGCGCTGCTCGCGCAGGCGGCGCAGGTTCTCGCTGACGAGGTCGGCCTTCTTGACCTGGTCGCGGAGGTGGAGCGGGACTTTGCGGGCGGGAGCGTTCATTGGTCGGTTTCTTCGGTGGTGCCGGTATCGGCAGGCATGTTTTGAAGGTCGCGTTCGCGTCGCAGGTCATTGGCCTGGAGCACGAGGCGGGAATGGCGGTCGCGGAACTTGCCGAGCACGGCTTCGTGGCTGCCGGCGGTGCGCGGGGAGTACTGGCGCGGCGCCGCCACAGCGCCAGGCGCTGCCTTGCTCAGGTTCACGGAACTCGGGAAGGCCAGGGCCTTGTGGCCGACAAAGTAGCCGCGCTCGGTGCTGTGCACCTCGATCTGGCCGGGATGGAAGCGATCAGCTGACATGCTTGAGCACACCCCGTAGCGCGCGGATCTCGCCCTGGAGGCGGTCCCGCTCCTGGTTCTCTTTCTGGGTTTCCAGCAGATCGCGCGCGTCCTCGATGTCGAAGCGCAGCAGGTCGCGAAGAGCGTTGCGGTGCCCAGTCGGCATCTCGCGGAGCGCCGCGATGCAGGTGGCGCGCTTGGCCTTGTCACTGGGGGCCATTCGGGCCTCCCTGCGACTGCATTCCCTGTTGCGCGCCGGGCATGCCCGGTTTGGCCACGGCCTGCGCGGCCTGTCCCAGCTGACCTGCCTCGTGCGGATGGATCTCGGCCTCGGTGAGCAGCTTCACCGCCGCCTGCTTGTCGACCTTGTAGCGGTCGGTTTGCGCCTTCAGTTGCGCATCCGGGCTGGGCTGCGGCGGCGGCGCGCTTGCGGCGCGCTGCTTGAGTGTCTGGTCATCGGGGATGACCTTGTCGACGTCCAGGCCGGCGGAGTCCACCACGCCGCGCGAGATCTCGGCGATACCCTCGTCGCCGGCGATGCGCGCCAGCACCGGGTTCTGCGAGAAGAGGTTCAGCAGGTTGCCCTGGGCTTCCTGCATGTGTTCCTTGACGATCTGCGCCATGGTGCCGCGCGGCACGATGATGGCGGCGCCCTTCGCGGCCTGGTCGGTGCCGTAGACCATCTCCCAGTAGAAGAGCTTTTCGAAATAGGGCTTCGTCACACCTTGGTCGATGTTGAAGGCGGCGCCGCGGATCGATTTGGACTGCATCGCCAGCTCGATGCGGCGCTGGGTGGCGGTGCCATCGCCCTGCGTGCCCGGCGCAGGCATCTGGATGCGCGGGATGCCGGTCATGTCGTCGAGCTTCTGGCCGAAGCGGTCCATCACCATGAGGTGCTCGGTGGCGCGGGAATCGGCCTGGAAGAAGGTGAGCGGATCCGCCGTGGGGTTGCTGGAGCGGCTGCGGTCGAGCTGAACCACCTCCAGCGGCGCCGCCGCCTTCGGGTCTTCGTCCTCGGCCAGCTGGGACACGTCGACGCCGATGATCGGACCGGAAGCGAGGCCCATGTTCGCGTCGAGGGCGCGCAGGGCGCCGTTCACCATCGCCTGGCAGTCGCGGCCGAGGTCGTAGATGCCGTTGCCCCAGAAGGCGCCCGGCACCGGGTCATAGCTGGCGTGCTGATAGGGACGGCGGCCGAGCGGATCTTCGTTGATGGTGGCGTACACCACCTCGTTCCCGACCAGCACGGCGTGTACCTCGTAGTAGGCCAGCGGGTCGCCGTCGCCCAGCTCCACGCCGAGCTGCTGCAGCGCGCGGCCCTCGACCGCGTTCCAGTACCGGAGCGCGTCGATGACGTAGTCGGGCTGCCAGGTGTCCCAGGTCATGCCCTCCAGCTGGCGCCGCTCCATGTCGGTCCAGAGCCAGCCGCGCAGCCCGCCGGCTTCGTGATACTCCAACACGCGGCGGATCGCGTCGTCGAAAAAGCCATCGACGCCGATGCAGTCGTAGAGATCGCCGCGGGTCCAGCGCAGCCGCTCGATGAAGCAGCCAG